GTAGGTATACATCTAATGCAACCTACCAAAAGTATGTTGAATGGTACAATAAGTATCCATGTAAGTAGGAAGTAGTGGGGTAGGAATACACAACTAGTTTGCGGCAACACACCTACCCCACTACCTCCCTAGTAAAAGGAATATTATGCAGCCAGAAATGATAGATCACCTTGATGAAGTAAATGCTGTTGCAGCAGAATATATCAAGGGTAACGATGAGACAGCCATTTCAAAGACTTTGGACATACCTCGTTCTCGTGTAACAAGACTATTAAATGAATGGCGTAGCATGACTGCTAACAATGAAGCAGTTAGAGCACGTTCACGAGAAGCATTGGCTGCTGCTGATCAGCATTACAATGGTCTGATCAAGAAGGCATATGAGGTTATTGATGAGGCAAGTCAGAACTCAAATCTTACTGCCAAAACAAATGCTATTAAACTAGTTCTTGATATTGAGTCAAAGCGTATTGACATGCTTCAGAAGGCTGGACTCTTGGAGAACAAGGAACTGGCTGATGAACTTCTAGAAATGGAAAGGAAGCAGGAGGTTCTTGCCTCTATTATTAGAGAAGTTTCAGGTAAGTGTGATAAGTGTAAATACGAAGTTGTTCGCAGACTCAATGCCTTGAGTTCAGAAGCGGTGACTATCGTTCATGAGTGATTTCTCAGACATTCTTTCATTGCTAGATGATGATCCATTTGAAGAATACCCTGTCGATCTTGACACATTTGTTTATAGCAAGGATTATCTAGGCCAACCAGAACTATCTCAGATTCAGCGTGATCTTGTTGAATGTATGAGTCAGATCTATAAGAAAGAAGATCTAGAAAGATTTATGGGGCATGAGGGCGCTGCTCGTCACTTTGAAAAGTACACAAAGGGAGAGGTTATTCTTCAATGTGGAAAGGGTAGTGGAAAAGACTTTACCTCTACCGTGGGAGTAGCCTATACTGTTTATAAACTTTTATGTCTAAAAGATCCTGCTGCTTATTTTGGTAAGCCACCAGGAGATGCTATTGATCTTATTAACATTGCAATTAACGCAGAGCAGGCACGAAACGTTTTCTTCAAAGGATTTAAACTTAAGATTGAAAAGTCACCATGGTTTGCAGGTAAGTACGATCCCAAGATGAACGTGGTTGAGTTTGATAAAGCAATTACTGTTTATTCTGGACACTCAGAACGAGAGAGTCATGAGGGTTTGAATCTTATTCTTGCTGTGCTTGACGAGATCTCTGGCTTTGCTCAGGACAATGCTTCAGGAAACGAGAATGCCAAGACTGGCGATGCTATCTATAAGGCATTCCGTGCCTCTGTTGATTCACGTTTTCCTGATTATGGAAAGGTTATTCTTCTTTCATTCCCTCGTTACAAAGAGGACTTTATTCAAAAACGGTATGCAGAAGTAATCTTTGAAAAAGAAACAATAGTTAAGTCACATGATTTTATTCTTAATGAACAACTTGGTGAAGAAATAGAAGGTAATAAGTTTAGAATTGAATGGGAAGAAGATCATATTGTTTCTTACAAATATCCAGGAGTCTTTGCCATCAAACGTCCCACATGGGAAGTAAATCCAACAAGAAGTATTGAAGATTTCAAGATTGCTTTTTATACTGACTCTGGTGATGCACTCATGCGTTTTGCTTGTATGCCTGAGTTTTCTTCTGATGCCTTTTTCAAGCAACGTGACAAGGTGGAAAGATCACTAAGCATTCGCAATCCTCTAGATAATTTTAGACGGTGGGATGAATCTTGGGCACCCAATCCAGATCATATCTATTATGTTCACGCTGACTTAGCGCAGAAGCATGACAAATGTGCCGTTGCTATTAGCCATGTTGAACGATGGGTAAATGTAAAATCATTTAATGATTATCAGCAAATAGTTCCATTCGTTATTGTAGATGCTATTGCTTGGTGGGAACCCAAGAAAGAAGGTCCAGTAGATTTATCTGAAGTAAAGAACTGGATTATTTCTCTGCGACGTAATGGAATTAATCTAGGAATGGTTACCTTTGACCGTTGGCAATCATTTGATATTCAGCAAGAACTTAAGCAGGTAGGTATCAGAACCGATACATTGTCTGTAGCAAAAAAGCATTATGAAGATCTAGCACTACTCATTTATGAAGAGAGACTTGCAGCCCCACACATTCCATTGTTGTTAGAAGAAATGTGCGAACTCAAGATTGTATCTGATAAGAAGGTTGATCACCCTAGAAAGAAGTCTAAGGACTTGGCTGACGCCATGTGTGGTGCAGTATATAATGCTATCAGTCATACCCCAAGAAATCGTGATCAAGAAATTGAAGTTCATACTTGGGCATCAGCAAATAAATCAAGAGATGAAGAATTAGCAAAAGTTCAAAACCTTATTAAACCCTCTTCTCCATCTATTCCAGAAGATGTTAAGACCTATCTGGATAGATGGGGATATGTATAGAATGGTAAAATAGTATTATGGAGATCACAGTCGTACCCCAGCCAAATAAGAAATTGGTAGCAACACTGTATCTTGATGGACAACAGATGGTTCAGTCTAAGCCTTGGGATAGGCCTGGATGTGCTGTTAGAGAAGTAATGAATGCTTTGTCTGTAACCTACGGAATTCCTTCTACAGAACTTAAAGTTTCTGTAGAGGGGTGGTAGCATGGATGAAGAAATGATTTCCTATCTTTTAGAAAATGGATACATACAAGTATCTCGTGTTGATGAAGAAGGAAATGTTTTTTATAAACTCACAGATCTTGGACTAGACTTTTATCCAAACTTTTTAGAAGAAAATACAAAATTAGTTTCTGAAGGTATTTTTAATCTATGGATGCAGAACGCCATTGAGATTTATTTTGATCACGATGGTACACCATTAGTAGAAATAACTCAAGCAAGTTACGCATTGGCAAAATCAGACTCATTGACAGATGATGAAGATCATGATATGCTAGTGGAACTCATAAGACTATGGGAACTCAGAAGAAAGGAGGAATAAATTATGCCTTGGAATGTTAGAGAAGGATACAATGGCTGCCGTGGTTGGGCAGTTGTTAATACTTCCACACAGGAAGTTGTTGGATGCCATCCAAATGATGAAGATGCTCAAGCCCAAGTTCGTGCTCTTTATGCAAATGAAGCAGTAAAGGTTTGGGACGGCAGCGCATTTGGAAGAGGAAACTCTTGATATAAAACGGAAGGTGATGTATCATGAAGATAGCAATAACAGAAGATACTGCTTATTGGATTCACAATGATCAGTTCTTTACTGCTAGAGTTCAGAATGACAACGTTCTTAAAAATACTACTAGACCAGTAGATACTTTTAATATGCCGTTAAAACAAGTGTTAAGCCTTATGGAAATTATTGACAGCCTACTAGAAGAAGATGAGGAACTTGAATGAATATCGTCGTTCAGGGAACCAAGGAGTTCTCTGACTACAACATTTTTATGCGTGCTATGGGAGTTGCTTTGTCTGGCATTTCCGATAGCGATAATGAGTTCAATGTATTTACTGTAGGACCAGCACAGATAAATTCATTTACCGCTGAGTTTTGCAATAGATCAGAGAATAGTCTTAAGGCTCGTGGAATCAAGGTTAGATACTACAAGGTTCCTAGTCAAAAGATTGAATCATCTATGGATGATATCGACTATTTTGCATTTCTGTCTGCACCCAATCAGTCAAAGTCCAAGTTGTGCGCTCTTGCAGAACTTAAGGATGTTGAGACTGGAATTTTTCGATACTAATGGAGTATCGACCGCAATTAAGTAATAGAGATCAGGCATACCTTAGTGTTGCCAGATATCTTGCAGAAAAATCAACATCTAATAAAAAGCATGGTGCTGTCCTTGTTAAGGGTGGCAGAGTAATGGGTACTGGTTTTAATAAAGATAGAAATAATCCTCACATTGTTTCTCCAGAACATATTAAGTCAGACTGTTCTTATCATGCAGAGGAGTTGGCTTTGCGTGAAGCAGGGGATAATTGTAAGGGCGCTATTCTTTATGTTGCAAGAGTAAATAGACAAGGCAATGATCGTATAAGTAAGCCTTGTCCAAAATGTCAAAATTTAATCGAAGAGAACCGCATCAAGCGTGTTGTCTACACACAATAGGAGATAAAATGATCATTAATGATCTAAGTGTAATGGAAGATATTGTTTCTAAGCGTTCAGACCTTGAGTGGGATGGATGGGATATTATTCAATACTTCAGAGATGAAGATGCCTTTACTTCAAAGAAGGGTGCTTTCCATAATGGAGAATGGTATAACACTCGTCGTATTTCTCCCACATCTCAGGGATGGAAAATACCACAAACTTGGGTTAAGTAATTATGAAATGGCATAATGATGCCTCATGTTTAGGAATGGATGTAGAACTATTCTTTGACAAGTATGAGGAAAATCCAGATATAAGAGCAGCAATAGATCTCAAATGTATGTCATGCCCAGTGAGAAAACAATGCTTTGCCGTTGGAGTTTCTTTGAAAGATTGGGGAGTTCATGGTGGGGTATATCTAAAAGATGGAGTACCAGACAAAGAATTCAATGATCATAAAACAAAAAACGACTGGTATAATATTTGGGAATCATTAACCATGGAGATGAAGTGACCTATACGCCAGAAATGAAAAGACTTGTTAAGTCTTTAAAGGTTCCACATGACTTTGTTATGGATATTGTGGAATACGATTTTGGCAAAGGTACTGAACCTTATTATGGTTTAAGATTTTATGAAAGTCATTGGAGACACTTATCTGAGTCAGAAAGAATGAAATGTATTGATTACATGACAAAGGTTCGTGCTGTTTTCAAGGCATACGGATATGAGACAACTCTTGATCCAGTTTATGATGCAAAGGAACAATTGTGGACACCATGAAAAATATAAAAGAAGACAGTACATCAACTATATTTATTTCTTTAGCAAGTTATAGAGAGCCAGAACTGTATGACACCATTATGTCTGCACTGGATAATGCAAAATATCCTAATCGTGTTCATTTTGGAGTATATTCTCAGGTAGAAGATGGAGAACATCCAGATCTTTCTGGTATTAAAAATCTTGTTGAAGAAATAGTTCCTGCCAGTGAGGCCAGAGGACCAGGCTATGCTCGTGCAAAGGTAATGAATCAGTTTAATAATCAAGACTATTTCTTACAGATAGATGCTCATTCTGTTTTCCCAAAAAACTGGGATGTAGATTCATTATCTATTTATAATAAAATTCAGCAAGAGACTGATAATAAAAAGATTATCATTAGTTTTTGGGCAAAGCCATATCATATTGATGAGAATGGTGTAAAAAGACTTGGAGAGCATTCAGATCAACTTGCTTGGCATGTAGATGTTCCACATTACACAGAATTTGTTGAATATAACAATGCCTATATTGGTGGAAGAGTTGAAATGCCAGCAGAATTTGATTATCATGAGTCTGCCTGCGCTCTTGGTGGATACATTTTAGCAATTGGAGATTTAGTTAAAGAAGTTCCTTATGATCCAGATATATCTTGGACTGGTGAAGAATCTATGTTTTCTTTAAGAGCATATACTCGTGGTTGGAAAATTTATTCTCCAAGACAGATTCTTCTTTATCATAACTATGAACGTCATGGTAACCCAAGAGTATGGGGAGATAATCCCGCATGGGATTTGATTGAAATAACAGGAAGAATAAAGATGTATGAAAGACTTTCCCTAAAGATCAGAGACATTTGGGGTATTTCTAGCGATAAACTGTATCAAGAGTTTATGAAAAAGCATAATCCAAATATTGCTTCAAAAGCAAAAATGCAATTAAACAATGCTATTCTTATGCAAAAGAAAATTAAAAAAGAAGAATATGAAAGAAGAAAAACAAAAGAATCTTTCGAACAAAAACAATTAATGTTTGAAAATGCTGAAAAAAATCTTCTAATTAAAAGACAAAGAAAAATGGAAATAGAAGAACAAAAGCGTCAGCAAAAAAAGGAGATTAGGGAAGTAGTTAGAAGAAGAAAGCAAGTCTAATGCCTTCTATTTTTATTTCTATTGCATCATTTAGAGATCCTGAATTAATAAAAACTGTTAAGAATGCTATTGAACAATCAGTCAATCCAGATGATTTGCATTTTGGAATCTTTTCTCAAGATGAAAATAAAAGTCATCCCAACCTAAGTTTCGTCAAGAATCTTAAATATGAAAAGGTCCATTGGTCAAAGGCTCAAGGTGCAGGATATGCTCGCCATAAAGTCATGAGATTGTATGGTGGACAGGATTATTATTTTCAAATAGACTCTCACATGAGATTTGAAAAAGGATGGGATGCAGAACTTATTAAGCAGCATAAAGCAGCACAAAAAATAGCAAAAACAGATAAAGTTGTTCTTTCTGCCTACCCAGGTTGGTTTATTCCACATGATGATCATGATGAATATCTAACTAATTTCTATATTGGCAGAAATGAAAGTATTGAGATGCGTGCTGATAAGCCATACAATACCATTCCCATTATTAATATTTCTGG